TCCCCACCGCCGTCGCCCACACTCGCGCCGCCCACCCCCTCCGCGCCGCCGCCTCCGCCGCCCCCGCCGCCGCCGCCGCCGCCGCCGCCGCCGCCGCCGCCCCCGCCACCGCCACCGCCGCCGCCGCCGCCGCCGCCGCCCCCGCCGCCGCCGCCGCCGCCGCCGCCGCCGCCGCCGCCGCCCTCGCCGCCGCCGCCCCCGCCGCCGCCGCCGCCGCCCGCCCCGCCGCCGCCGCCGCCGCCTCCACCGCCGCCGCCCGAGCGCAGGTTGGCTCCACTCAGTACGTTGACTATGTAGGTGCCGGTGCCGCCCGTCGCCGTCTCGAAGAACAGCGCATCGCCACCAGCAGAACCTACCCCCCGAAGCGTGCTAGTGGTGGTTCCGGTGAACCCATCGACAGAGCCTGAGATATTGATCGTCAGATCACTGTTAGCATTGAGTGCGCCGGTTCGCAGCGCGTGGGTGCTGGAGCCGGAAATTGTTACGCCACTGGCGATGTTGACGATAATTGCGGTGCTGTCAGTCGAAGCGTTGTAACCGGCCGCCGTCGCCAAAGTGAGAATGTTTTGCTCAACAGCGTTGCTGGTTATGTCGAGCGTAATCGAATTGATCGCATGACCGCCCTGCACGGCTGGGATAAACATTAAGAGATTTTCTTAACCGTCAGGTGGGAAAACGATCCGATGACGGTGCAATAAAGAAACAGATCGTCTCCATTCCCAGTCGAAATACTGTCTCCATCTGTTAGGGTAAACCCTGATGTTGTGATGGCCCCGGCACTGGCGTTATTGGTTACCTGCAAAATGACGGTCCCGGAATTACTAGTCGGGGCCAGGGTGAATGCTCCCCCATTGACGCACTTCTGCAAGTTCCCGTTCGCTTCGTTCAGCGTCGTAGTGCCAGACGAGATCGTTCCCAGATCGTGGACCGTGGTCGCAAACCCTGCGGTGAGTACGTCCGCCGTGTCAGCTTTCAACGTATCGGCATCGTAAGCCTGAACGTCTGAGCCAATCGCCACGCCCAGGTTTGTCCTCGAGGTCGCTTTATTGTTAAGCGAGTTGAGGTTATCCGTCGCCGTCAGGAAGCTCGAGGCATCGACCGCTGCGTCCTGCCAGCTCGAGCCGTTGTAAACGCGCATCACGTTGGTTGATGTGTTGAAGTACAGATCACCGGCATCGAGGCCCGAGGTTGGATCGCTCGACGCAGCGCCGTGGTATTGCCCCTGGAAGGTGGTAAGGCTTGAGGCGGCAGATGTAGCCGATGACGCGGCGGATGTGGCCGATGAGGCCGCCGCTGACTGACTTGCGGAGGCTGCTGCCTGAGCAGTTTCGCTAGCAGTTTTCGCGGTCTCGCTAGCGGTCTTTGCGGTTTCAGCATCATTTTTATGGGAAAGCGCGGATGCAGCCGATGTGCTCGCCTCGCCCGCCTTAGTCGTCGCCGTAGCAGCATCGGTGCTCGCTGATGTAGCCGAGGACGCCGCAGCAGTAGCCGAAGACGCGGCCGCTGACTGACTTGCGGAGGCTGCTGCCTGAGCAGTTTCACTCGCGGTCTTTGCAGTTTCACTAGCGGTCTTTGCAGTCTCGGCATCATTTTTGTGACTAAGCGCAGAAGCAGCCGATGCGCTCGCCTCGCTGGCCTTGGTGGTCGCCGTTGCGCTATCTGTACTGGCACTGGTAGCTGAAGCGGCGGCAGCAGTAGCCGAAGCCGCCGCAGCAGTAGCCGATGTGCTGGCAGCTTCACTGTCGACGATCTTGTCCCACTTTGCGCTGTCGGTATTGGTGGTCAGAGGTTGCGCGCCGCTGGAGGTGTGCGACGTGTTAGCCCTGAAAATATTGTTCGTGGACGTGTCCTTCACGAGGTCACGTTTCGCGTAATACGTCGACGCTGCCCAGTCGCCTTTGTAGTCACCGATCTCATCGCCGGCCTCCGGGTTACCGGAGCTGTCGAAGGCCAAGATCTTGCCGGCTCGAGACGCCACGTTCGGAAGGTTCGCCGCACTCGTTTCATCGATCGGCACTTTGATGGCGCGATCGAGCTCGTCCTTCAACCGCAACATCTGGCGGACGCGACTGTCATGCATCGGCTCCAGGGTATCGGCTGGTGAGACTGTGCCGCCGCGCGGCAGGTCGGTCTGCTGCAGGAAGTCCGGTTTGAGCTGGATGACCAGCTTCTTACCGGACGCCGGCGTGTAGTCAGTCGGCGAGGTGACAATCGTCACGGTCCCCGCGGACCCGGTGCCGGCACCGGTCAGGGTATATTGTGTGCCCCTGGTGAATGCTGTCTCGCCACCCGTCGTGCTGTCGACGAGCGTGACGTTCACCTCATCATCACTGGCAAACGTAAACGCCGTCGAGAAAGTCGTCGTCGACGCGTCACCGGCATATGTGACTTTGTTGGTTTCTGATGCGACAGTCATTTGGCTTTACCTCCGGCCAATAAAAAACCCGGCCAGTCGCCCGGCCGGGCAGTTAAATTCATCATGTGTTTATCCTTTACCGATCGCCGAGCATCAGCGCGCCTTGCAGCAGCTCCGCCACGTTTTCCGGTTCACGTTTGAGTTCGTCGCGGCTGAGCTTGTATAGATAATCGCCTGTTCGCACTAATTGCGAAGTGCCTGGGATGCCGCCGAGTTGTCCTAAACTTCGTGCCAAACCCTTCGCCGCCGCAGGCGAGAGTTCGAATTCTTCATCTTCGTCGACTTGGCTTTCAATATACTTAACGCTGAACTTACCGACATCGACCGCGGCCTTTCCAAAACTATCCGCCGCGGTGATGGAGAAGCCAAAAGGCGATGTGATACCGCTCGCAACATCCCTCACAACCGCCATCTGCGCGCCGCCGTGATTAACGAACTGAGCGAGAGACCATTTTGTCCAGGCCCATGTCGCGTCTTCTTCAAGCTCTTCTTCGTCGGGCCACTTTTCCAACAGCAGACCTGCAAGGATGGCTGGGATGATTTGAAGCATCATTGTCTGGCCGATGAAGTCTCTCTTCAGCAGAGCTCGCGGTAACGACGATCCGTCAGCACGAGCGCGGTTATAAGCCTCTGCCTGCAGATTAAACGTCGTATTGAAATAGCCGTAGAACATCGTCAACAGCTTCATCGCCTCCGACGATTGTTGCACCATCGACAGGTTCTGTGCGCCGCCGGAACCTTGCGTAGTGCGGACGATATTATCGGCATATAAAATAGCAGACTTCTCATCGCCAGCATCGATGCCTTCGGCCCTGCCGTTCATGGCGCTGTCAAATGCGCCCCACCAGGTAGGGTACGCAACGGTCACAACGTCCAGGAAAACCATCGGCGCATAACCAAATTGCCGGATTTTATCTAGTCTGCTTTCGCGCCCGAGCTTTGACGTCATGTCGTCGAGCTCGCGTGTCATCGTCTTAGCGCGGTCTGTCATGTACGCCGATAATTCGTTTACCGATGCTATCCGCTCGTTAATTTTCGTGGGATTAGCGAATAACCACGCGACACCCTTGCCGACTTCTTTCGCGCCGATACGCGCTATCGACTGTGTCAGCCCGAGCGGTTGCGTGAGCAACGACCGCATATTGAACCCCATCACGCCGACGGTTACGTTCAGCCGAGCCGTTCGAAGGATCGGCAAATCTTTTGCTGCGTCGGAACTGTGCATATTCCCGGTGGCAGTTGCGAGGAGAATAGCCTCGAGGCTTTTACGATACGGCTCGCCCATTGTTGCGCGAATAGCTTCTTGAACATCGTTATTGCCGAGGATCTCCGCCGCCTGCTGAATAGCCTCGCGATAGGCCAGATCCTGCGATACCTCGTCGAGGTGGGCGTAGAGGACGCCGAGGTCCAGCCGCACAGGCCGTCCGCCTGATCCAACGCGCGCTATCGTAAAACCGTGACTGGTTGCGGCGCGGGTAAAACCGCCGGATTGTAGCTTGTTCAGCAAATCCTGTTCGGTCTCTTTATGGGCTCGAGCGTCCGATAGATTATCGTACATCAGCGGGTAGTACCCGCCCGGCAGTTCCCGCTCGCCAACCACAAACGGACTGGCTTCAACTTTTGGCGGTGCGATGCCGGTCTGCTCCATCTCCAGCGACTTAACACCGTCGATTGTCGAGCCGTCCTTGAGCGAGATATCTTCCCAATAGCTGTCGATGTCCGTCCAGATTTTTTGAACAAACGCCCAGTCTGTATCATCGAGCGTTTCCAGGATCTGCTGTATCGCGTCCTCGTTCCAAAGCGCCCCGAATTGTTTCTTTCGCGCGTCGTCTTCGAGAACTGCCTCACGATTGCTTTCGCTACCCCAGTTCAGCGCAATGGTGACGCGTTGCTCTCGCGTCAAACGAGCCCCACCAAGTGCAGCGATAGAGGCCGCAGACTTCGCTGTCTGCATCTTCGCCAGCACGTCCTTGTCATATAGCCGGAGCGCGTCGTCAAAATCCGTGCGGGCTTTCTCGACGAGCTGCGTTTTGACGTCACTGGCCCGCGCTAGTTTCTCAAATACGCCGCGATACATCGGCCCGAGGTTCTTAAAACCATCAAGCTGGTAGAGCATGCTCTCCATCTTTCGATGCCAGGCGCTGAACCGGGATCGTTTACTCTCTTTCACCTTCTCTTCCCGCGTCGGGATTGAGAGAGGGTCCTGTTTGCCTCGGCGTCGTTTCGTGCTCGCCAAAATACCATCGGCAAGCTCCTCGCCGCGCGCTCTCCGTTCGGCCTTCTTCTCGGCGCTGTTATCGCGCCCGATCTTGTAAAGGTTATCCGCCATGTCGCGCAGGCCGCGGATCTCCGGCATGGTCATGTCGCGCCAGTGTTTCGTCTTGAACACGACGTTAGGTGCACCGGTCTCAGGATCAAGAGACGCCACCTCTACCAGCTCGCCGGGCAATATAATCGGCATGCCTTTAGCCTGGCGCGCCTCGATGAAATCCATCAGGGCCTTTGCCTGTTCGGCTTTGATCTGGCCTGACTTTGAGCGCTGCCCGAACTCGAAGAAGCTCAAAAATGATTTGATCTCACCGATGTATTCCGGATCAACCTGTTTCGGCGAATACTTTCTCCGCTGATAGGTCTTCATCTTCTGAGAGATCTTCTGGATCTCATCGCGTGCCTGGAGCGACCGGCGGAACATCTCATGGTTCAGGAGCTGCTGGCGCTTCTTCATAAACGCCTTCTCGAAGTCGCCTTTCGCCGCCGCGCGCTCCGCTTCACGTGCCGCGCGCACGCTTGCGGCCTGGTAGCGCATCGGTGTGAGCAACCCGCCGACTGTCTCTTCTGCGAATACCCTGTCGACGATGGCCTTAACCAGGCGCCGGCCCACGGCCTGCTGTCCGGTCTGGGTCGCCAATGCGTTGAGCTCCATCTCGATGGCCGAGTACCGCTCGTCGTTGAACAACCGCTCTTCCGTGATGCGCTCCATCGTGCCGTCGTTCATCGGATCGCCGTGCTCGGACCGCATGATTGTGCCGGCGTCGAACTCGATCGCGTCCTTTGCCGGGCGCATGGACAGGAACACGTCCATCATCTCGTTCGTGTCGGCAAACCCGAAGTAAGCCGCGAACAGTTCGGGATCCGTCGCGGCCTCATCCTTAGTGGTGTAAATCCGTCGTGCGCCGCGGGGCAGGCTGTTGAGCTGCTGCTGGGTGTAGCCAAGATCGAGCAGCGCCTGCTTTGAGATCCGACGGCCCTCGAGGTTGGCAGGCGTGTTGCCGTTATAGAACTCGCCCTTGGTTAGGAAATAATACGCCTTGTATTCTGGCCGCTCGTAGACCGCAGCCTCGGCGCGCTCGAGCGCGTTCTGGTACTCTTCCTGCCACCAGGCCTGCTGCTCACGGGCCTCGGCGGCACGCTCCTCGAGCACACGTTCGTTACGCGCAGCCTCTGAGGCCGCAGCGCTGAGGGCATCGTGGCGTGCCCTCTCTTCGTCCGACATGATCGAGGTGACGGACGGGCTCGCGGTAAAGTCGAACGCATTGACCTGTTCCATCTCTGCGATCTCGTTGTCGGTTGCCAGCATGCGATCGAACACGGCCGAGATCGTCGGGTCGACCTCGACCTCGAGACGCCGCACCCGGCGGTAGATATTGATCAGCCATTGGCGGAACATCTGGAACGCGCCCTGCAGCTCGGCAGACGGTGCCTGCCCTTCCATCAGATAGGCCTCGAACGCCATTGCCAGTCGTTCCTGCTTTTCGCGGGCAGCGTCGCCGTTGATGTTCAGGTTCAGGTCGTTAGCGCTTTCGGCGCCGACCCAGTTCAGCATCGCGTTGTAGTTGTCGACGATGCGGGCCGGAGCGTCGCCGCGGGCGACCAGACGCCCCAGGATATCGACGAATGCGTGACCGCTCTCGTGCAGCAGTGTTGACTGGTCCGCCTTCTCGAACAGGTTGATTACGCGTTCGGTCGGGTTGAACGATCCGAGCGGGTCTTTCGGGTCCTGGAATAACGGTAGACCTGGACCGGTGACCGCTTCGCGCATTTTGTCGGTGATCGGTAGCGTCCAGACGTCCTGGCTTTTCTCGAGCGCGCCTTGCACCTGGTTCCACAGTGCTCGGTCTGCGATCACGTTTGTACTAACCTCCATCGACGGGATCATCAGATCGAGGGGATAGCCATCGCTTGGAGCATCTATCTGCAGCCGGGTGAGATACTGCTCACCATATGCCGCCATCGCGTCTGTTTCAGCGCGCTCGTAGAAAACTTCGAGATACTCGGTAATCAGGAATTTTTGAGCTGCCGGCAGATCGTCGTAGCCCGGAAATTGTTCCACCTCTAAAATAGAATTCGGGACTGTGTCCTGAATAGCGCGAATGAAGTCTTGCGGTTTGCGCGGGAAAAACCCGTCGCGATTTTCCTCAGTGCGCTGATAGAAATCCGTGTCACGCATTTCATTGAAGATAGCGAACTCGAGTTCCATGCGTTTAGCTTCAAGCTCCCTGCTTTCAGCTTCCAGGGTCTCGGCAAAAACCGGCTCCGGGAATGGGATCGTTTCTTGCGTTATATTTAATGGAGTCTCGCCGGGCATGACGCCGTATCCGGCGGCGCGGAGTAGGCGCTCGCGTCCAATCTCGCTATTGAAGTCGCGTTCGTTGTTGCCCGCCCTGGTCTGGCCGACCTCTACTTTCGCACCAAACTTCTTGCCGATAGTGTTGGCCTGGCTGACCACCATCTTGTCGTAGTATTTCCGCATACCCTCGCCGCCGATATCGAGGTCGTCGCCCTCGAGCAGGCTTTCGTTAGTTTCACTCACCTGTAAATCGGCGAACATTTTCTCTGCCCGGTCTTTTCCGATCAGTTTCGATAGTTCGTCGACGTCCGTCACATCCTGCTCAAAACGGACGTTGCCATCCTTGATGCCGTGGAGCGTAACGACATTGCGAAAATTGCCGTCCTTGTTGGAATAAAGACGCAGCTTATCGACCACGCGTCTCAGGTTATACCTGTCGTTCTGCACGTCTCCGGGCGTCCACGCGATCGCGTCCTGGCCCTGCTCCACCGCCTCGATGATCATGCGTTTGAGGGCCAGCGGGAGCACTTTATTAGATCCGATGAACGGTCGCGCGGGTACGCGGTTGCTTTGCATCCTGCCATCTATACGCTCGCCAGACAGCGCGGCCTCGATGTATTCATTGACGGCCGCTCTCGTGTCCTCGCTCATCAATTCCGCGTGATCCTGAAACCTGTCCTCCCAGGTAAAACGTGAATTCGTCGCCTCAAACTCATCGTTGGCGTCTCGAAAAGCGACCAGGAGTTCGCCCGCGTCGCGCGTTTCACCGAGCTCTTCCCTGAGGACGTTTTCGAGCGTGTCATCGAGCAAGTCCAACGCGTACTGGTTTAGTGCTGCGAATTCTGCCTCTGCTAATTCTGCCTCTGCGCGAATATCGTAATCCATCTCCTGCACGCCGAGGTCGCGAGCAGCCTGCCCGCGGTCGTCCTGCATCTCCTCGATGAACAGCACCTTCCGGCCGTCTTCAAATGTCCGGTTATTTGTGCGGATGCGGATTATGTTTCGGGTGTCCGAGAGTGTCTCACCAATCCGGTGCGCGTACGGCTGCGTCCAGTCTTTGACCGTCGCGTTGCCGGTAGACAGTTTTGCCGGCAGGTTCAGATAGAATTCCTGGTCGTTTTCTCTGTCGCCGTCCATCGAGTATTGAGTGAATTGCGGTCCTTTTTTTCGCGGCTGCCCCGGCGGGATTCCAATGTCGAAGTCCAGGCTTTCCGCGTATTCGACGACCTCGGCATCGGTCAATCCTTCCCGGACCAGAAAATCGTCCAGGAATATGTTTGTGCCGGCCTCGCCGGCTTCTAGCGTGTAATTCTCGTCGACGAGATATCGCTCGGCGACTGGTATTGCCACCTCAGTCGCCCATTCGCGGACGGGCGGCGGCTTGGTATTAAGCACGGTCTCGCGAACCTGGATGCCGTTCTGATCGACAAACGCCCGAACATCGTCGCGAGAGATAGCGCCCTTCTGGCTGTTCAGGAATTCCTCGAGCCCGACGATCCAGGTGATCTCGTCGTCTTTGACGCCCGACTTCTTAAAATGCGAAAGCCACTGCTGGGCAGTGGCTTTTTCCTGTTTGAGCGATTGTGTCGCTCGGCGCGCAGCGGAGTATAACCGGGCTACTCCTCCTCCCCCATCATCTCCCTGAAAGAGCTCTCCAGTTCCACCGGGATCTCCATCTCTTGTGCCCAGTCGTCCGGGATCCCGTCGGGATACACGTAGTCGAGCCAGTTCTCCAGCGTAACTGGTATCCCCGATCTCTGCATTATCCGTATCTCGCTGGTCGACCCAGTCAGGTTGGTTGATGCCATCTGCTCTCTCCAATATGCGGTTGCGCGCCTCATCGAGGTCGATCTTTCCGCGCTGATAATCATACCAAATCGCGTCGATGGCGGCTACATTTTTGGCGTTCTGTTTGAACTTTGCGGTGAACAAACCGCGGGCTGCTTCCCAGGTTATTGACTGCAGTTCGCGCGGTGACACACCGCGTTGTTTAGCCGCCCGCCGGTAGGCTTCAGCATAGATGCCGTATGTGCCCTGGGCGCCGTTGTCGTTGATATTTTTGGCCGCCTGCCAGCCTTTGGGTTGTTTATCTTTGCCGGGGCTGCTGCCGAAATTGTGATGCACCTCAGCGCTACCGCCTGAGAGCCCACGGATGAGCGCAGCAGCCACCGCGTGCGTGTCGATGGTGACGTCACCGTCCGGCGCGTTTGGTGCCAGGATGTTATTGTAGAAGTTCCGGACCTTGTGCTTCGCGCCCATGATCGCCGTCAGGTTTTCGAGTGACGGGTCCTCGAGAGCGCGCACGGCCTTGGTGATTTCGACAAGCGAGCCCCAGGCTACGTTGCCGCTCGGTTCGCCGACGAAATTACCCTCGGGTGACAGGACCCGGAAACCCCGCGGATTATAGGTCTCGTCATAAATCCGGAGCCACATTGCCCGATCGCCGGCTTCTGTGAGATCGGCGTAAGTGCTTTTCATCACGGCCAGGCGTTGCTTTTTATACTTGTCCTTGCCGAAAATCCGGCGCGACGTCGCTTTCATCTTGTTGTCAGGCATGAACGCGATTGCGTTGCCCTGCGTAAACTTCTGATGAATATCGATCAGGCGCTCGCCGAGGGACGCGTTCTGATACCAGTCTTTCTGCGGTGACAGCGCTGCCATGACCGCGGCAACAGACTGCACCGGGATGCCGTGGTCCTCCGCGATGCGTTCAGACATTGCACGGGCGCCGTCATACCAGAGCTTCGAACGCTCGCGTGTTTCCGGCGGCACACTATCAAACAGCCAGAGAAGATTATTGGTCGTGAATTCGAGGAACTCTTCTGCGATCTTGTCCGGGTTGCGGGACCGTGTGCTGAAACCGGGGTACTTCTTCACCAGCTCCATGTTGTGCTTGAAGGCCGCCGGCTTGAAGCGCATCGCCTCGAGGTCGACTTTAAGGTTCTCTGCGACCGGGTCTTCCTCAGCGCGCATCGTTGTCGGCAGGCGTGTGGAGATCCGGAATGCGTGACCACCGTCGTCCTGGAGACCCTCATCGCGCTGGAACAGCTCGTCCGGTGCTACCGCGCTTCGGATCTGGCTTTCGTCGAAGACGCGGTATTCCATCGTGTTGAATTCGCCGCCATACCCGCCGTGTATCGCGCCGTCATAACCGGCTTCTTTTAACGCTTCGACCGCTCCGGGGTCATCAAGCACAGCGAACGCGATGTTGTACAATTCAGCAACACGCTCGGGGGCGCGGTCTACAAGGTCCTGAAAGCTGTCATAATCCGCGCTGAATTCTTCGTCCCACAGACCGGTGTCTTCGACCGGTCTGTCGACATTGATACGCCGCGCGATATCGATCGTTTTTTCCAGTCCAATCGCATCGACCAGCACCCCATAATCGATAAATGGATCTGCGATTTCGCTGTCAATTTCCGGATTTCGCTGCTCGTTAATAATCGGGTTTTTGATCGACAGGAATGCCGGCGAAACACGCGGCGCGACTGGTTTCATCCCTTGTCCCGACTGGTTCGGATCCTGCGCGTAAAGGCTTGCCTCAGCCGGCTGGTCGGTAAAAGTGATCGAAGGCAACAGCGTCGTGACAGACCCCGTGACCTCGCCGTGCTCTCCGCGGAAAACTCTCAGCGGTGCACCGTTCTTGTCGACA